GCCAATGCCGTACAAAATAGTTTAAGTGATGTTGAAAAGGCCTTAGTTGATAGGATCGTAGCAGGTGAAGCAAACCCAAGTGAGATTACTAATAGAAGAGTTCTAGAAGCAGTTGAAACTGCAATAGCAAATCAAAGAAGATTAAATGCAGAAAACATAAACTCTAGTATGCAGGACAGTGAGTTTGGATTTTTAGGCGGCGGCCCCGGCGCGGAGGCTATGCAGGAGTATAGACGTGAAGGAACTAGACTTAACCAACTAAGACGTGCTTTACCAGATGCTGATAGTATACCATACTTGGGTGAAAAAATGTTTGGTACACTTGGAACAATAGGAAGAAATACAGAACCAACAACAGGATTAGCCAAAATTCATGCCGGAGAGCGAGTGTTGTCGCCCACAGAGACTGCGGCATTCAATGCAATGGAAACAACACCAGCACCTTCAGGTAATATGAATAACAGTTTGGCGCAAAAACTACTTGACGAAACCAAAGAAAATCGTGTACAATTAGTAAATGCGTTAAATACACTGCACCAAGATATGAGAGAATTACAGCGTAGACAAGACAATACAATAACAGCAATAGAAAATTATGCTTAGGAACGATAGATGAGTTGGAAAAAATACTTTACAGAATATACACCAAAGGACACGTCGGGGAATACTAGTCCAATTTCCGGCTCTGGTCAAAGCGGACCTGCTAGAACAAACTATTCAAGTTTCTTGCCTGATGTGTATTCAGGACATCCAAATAGAATTGAAAGATACGGCCAGTATGAAACAATGGATATGGATTCAGAAGTTAATGCGGCATTGGATATTCTTGCTGAATTCTGTACGCAGGAAAATAGAGAAAACAAAACACCATTCAATATTAACTTTAAAAATCAAGCAACAGGTTCTGAAACAAAGATTTTAAAAAGTTATTTGCAACAATGGGTACAATTAAATCAATTTGATCGAAGAATTTTTAGAATTATACGTAATGTATTCAAGTATGGTGATACGTTTTTTATTAGAGATCCAGAAACATTTAAATTATTCCATATTGATCCTGCAAAAGTAGACAAAATTATTGTTAATGAAAGCGAAGGCAAAGAACCTGAGCAGTATGTTATTAGAGATGTCAACGTAAACTTTCAACATCTTAGTGTAAGTCAAAAAAATCCTAACGCACCAACCGGACAGGTGGATTACACAACCACAGGTGGTTCGTATGGTAAAGGATTTGTAGGATCTGTACCACAACAAATGGGATCACGTTTCGAAAGAACACAAAATCAAGCGGCTATTGAAGCAGATCACGTTGTGCATTTAAGTTTAAGTGAAGGACTAGACAGAAACTTTCCGTTTGGTAACTCACTATTAGAATCAGTTTTTAAAGTTTATAAGCAGAAAGAATTACTTGAAGATGCTATTATTATCTACCGTGTGCAAAGAGCACCAGAGCGTAGAGTATTTTACATCGATGTAGGTAATATGCCTACTCACCTTGCTATGGGATTCGTTGAAAGAGTTAAAAATGAAATTCATCAACGTAGAATTCCGTCAGCAACTGGCGGTGGTACTAACGTTATTGACGCTAGTTTTAATCCGCTATCAATTAATGAGGATTACTTCTTTCCGCAAACAGCAGAAGGACGTGGATCTAAAGTTGATACATTGCCAGGCGGTACTAATTTAGGTGAAATTGACGACTTGAAATATTTCACAAACAAGTTATTCCGTGGTTTACGTATTCCGAGTTCATACTTACCTACCGGCGCAGATGATTCTGCCGCACAGTATAATGACGGTAGGGTAGGTACTGCTTATATTCAAGAATTAAGATTCAACAAATACTGTGAAAGATTGCAAAATCTAGTAGCATATCTATTTGATAGAGAATTTAAAATGTATCTAAATGCAAAAGGTGTTAATATTGACAACAACCTTTTTGATTTAGAAATGAATCCTCCACAAAACTTTGCTAGTTACAGACAAAGTGAAATGGATAATGCCCGTGTAAACACATTTGCTTCACTACAAGAAGTTCCTTATATGAGCAAACGTTTTGCATTAAAACGTTTCCTAGGCCTAAGCCAGGAAGAAATGGCAGAAAACGAATCATTGTGGCGTGAAGAAAACTCAGGAGAAGCAATCAATAATATTGGTAGTGGACAAGAAATGCGTAGTGCTGGCGTAACACCGGGCGGAATACAAACTGATCTTGATACGCTTGGATCAACTGAGCCGGATGCAGATTCTCCAGAACCACCAGCAGACGAAACTGGCGGCGAAGGATTACCACCCATAGGTGGCGGCCAATAGCAAACGTAAGGTAAATAAGTTTATGTTATTAAAAGAATTCTTTTATTTTGATCAAAACGGAAAAAACTTTGAGGACGACATGCGTTACGATGCTCAGAGAGATATTTCTGTGATCAAACCTAGTGATACTAGAAAAACACGATTAACTTTAAAACAACTCAATGACATTAGACGTACATCTGAAGCAAGAGAAGTTGAACAAGCAAAAGAACTTGAGTTTATTCAACTAATGTACGGACAACCTGCTCAAGAAGAAGCAAGCCTGTAATAAAACCGTTTAAATAGTGCTATGGACATAGCATTTGTATTAGGTAACGGTACCTCAAGACAACACTTAGATCTAGAAACATTGCGTGGCAAAGGAACTATCTATGCCTGTAATGCTGTCTATCGAACCTTTGAACCAGATGTGTTAATCGCAGTGGATCCTAAAATGATTCATGAGATTGTTGCAGACGGTTATCATCATAATCATGTTGTGTGGACAAACTACAACAATGGTTATAAAAATTACACAAATCTAAATTATTTTCAACCAAGTCTAGGTTGGAGTTCAGGCCCTACAGCACTTTACAAAGCAAGCAAAGACAAATACAAAAAAATATACATATTAGGCTTCGATTATATGGGGTTAAAAGACGGAAAAAAGTTTAACAACATATATGCAGACACACAAAACTACAAAAAATCAGCAGAACCAGCAACTTATTACGGTAATTGGTTGCGTCAAACTGAAAATGTAATCAAGAATAACCCTGAAATAGAGTTTTTTAGGGTAATTAATGTTGGGGATTTTTGCCCCGCCCAGTTAAATAACTATGCAAATATACGAAATATTGACTATACAGAGTTCCAAAGAGTCCTTAAAAACTAGGCATTTTGTCAAAAATGCTGAAAATAGGCCTATTTGCTCTGGTAAAAGTGGTTTTTTCGTAAATACAGTTGACAGCCTTGCCTAACAAATTAATTAAAGGAGAAAAATACAATGTCAGATACAAGCAAATTTGAACAACTGCTTGATCTTCTCGTGAACGAAGACAAAGATAAAGCAGAGGAACTTTTCCACGATATCGTGGTTGAAAAGTCCAAAGAAATCTACCAAGGACTAATTGAGTCTGAGGAAAAAGATGAAGAAGTTGAAGAAGCAACTGAAGAGTCAAAAGAAGACGAAGTTGAAGAAGCAACTGATGAAGCAACAGACGAAGAAAAAGTTGAAGAAAACTTTGAAGAAGAGTCAGTTGAAGAAGTTGGTGGCGACGCTACAGACATGATGATGAAAGATGTAAGCGACGAAGCCGGCGATGATATGGAAAACGATTATAACGACGACGGTAAAACGGATGACCATGAAGAAGATCATGAAGACATCGAAGACCGTGTTGTAGACCTTGAAGACGCACTAGACGACCTTAAAGCAGAATTTGAAGCCATGATGGGCGACAAAGAAGAAGGCGATGAGGACGAAGGTGAAGAAGAAGGTGATGAAGAATCAGAAGAAGCCGAAGAGGAAGCATTTGAACCTGCTATTGAGTCGAAAGACGAAGAAGCAGAAGTTGTAGATGAAGCAAAACAAGCAAAATCCGCTGGCGAAACTATGCGTGAATACGTAGAAAAAGTTTCTGCTCCATCAAATTCCGAAGGTTCTGATAACACTACTAGTCCAGTAGCAAGTAATGCTAAAGCACCTAACGATGCTAAAGCACATGCAATTGGTGGTGGTGAAGAAAAGGGCGGTAGTGCTCAAAAGCCAAAGGACATGGGAAAATCTTTCGAGAATGAACCAGGTGCTAAAGCCGGAGACACTTTCAAGAAGACATCTGCACCAAAGAGTGCTGAGTAATTAGGAGTTAGCCAATATGGCATACTTAAGAGAACATCTTACGTTCGATCAGGCGCAAGTCACCCTTGAGTCCCAAGGTGAAGGGGAAAACAAAAACCTTTATTTAAAAGGCATTTGTATTCAGGGTGGTGTTAAAAACGCAAACCAGCGTATCTACCCTGTCTCCGAGATAGGCAACGCTGTTAAGACACTCAAGGATCAGATCGACGGCGGTTACTCTGTGCTAGGTGAAGTTGATCACCCAGATGATTTAAAAGTAAATTTAGATCGTGTATCGCATATGATTACAGATATGTGGATGGATGGACCTAATGGGTTTGGCAAGATGAAAATTTTGCCAACCCCAATGGGCAATCTTGTAAAAACCATGTTAGAATCAGGTGTGAAACTGGGAGTCAGTTCACGTGGAGCAGGTGAAGTTAACGAATCCAGTGGAGAAGTTAACGGATTTGAAATTATCACAGTAGATGTGGTAGCACAACCAAGTGCGCCAGGTGCATATCCTACACCAATCTATGAACACTTCATGAATACAAGAGGTGGTTATAGTGCGATTAGGGCGGCGCATGAAGTATCGAAAGATGCTAAAGCACAAAAGTATCTCAAAGAACAGATGCTACGAGTCATAAAAGGCTTGCAGTAACAAAAAGGAGAAGCCAATGAGTGATATGTTTAATAAACTTTTTGAAACAGGCTTACTAGGTGAGGAAGTTCGCACTGACTTACAAGAAGCATGGAATCAAAAGGTAAAGGAAAACAAAGACACTGTTACTGCCGAACTCCGTGAGGAATTTGCAAAACGTTACGAACATGACAAGCAAAACATGGTCGAAGCGATTGACAACATGGTTTCCGAACGTTTAGAATCAGAAATTGCTGAGATTGCTGAAGATAAGAAAGCACTTGCAGAAGCAAGAGTTGAATATAAGAAGAAGATCGGTGAACATTC